GATGCAACATCAACAACAAATGCAAGTATTAAAATATATTGCGAATCATCAGATGAATGTCATAATGGTAATGAATTCTTATTATATTATATTGATAATGAATTTTTATTACATCCAGCAGTTATAAATACTAATACTCTAACAACAAGATATGATGTTTTAGGTACAACAACACCAGTGGGTATTGTTGCAAAATATTCAAAATTGTATCAAGATTATTATAATGGTGTTATAAATAACCTAGATTGTTTCTATGTTAATAATACAGGTTCAACTAAGGTTTACTTAAAAATGTTCATTGATCAAAATGATATTTTAACAGTTAACTTTTTAACTTCTGTTAATCCTGATGTATCTTATGATGTTGATAAAGATGATTGGGATGATTCACTAAATATAATAATCAATTGATTATACATTCAAATAGAAGCAATTGGGAACAATCTGTTGAAATTGAAGAAGTAATCACTGATGGTGGTGAACTTACAACATGTCAAGCTATTAAAGTTGATAAAAACAGATATTCTGAAGTAACAAGAGGTAGCTTCTTAACAGCTTATTATGATGAAGATTATTACGCAGCTCCAAATGGTCAAGGTTATTTAGATGGTGCAGTACCAAGAAAATTAACACGTATCATAAAAGTACAAAATGATCCATATAACGTTGATCTTAAAATACTTTATACTGATGCACCAATTAAAATCGTTGACTATAATATTGTTACAGGTACAACTAATGAATTTCAAACATATACATATCCATCATTTGATTCATATGTAGATGAATATAAAGCATTAAAAATTAGTCCATTTGTTGTACATACAGATTCTATTCCTAATGGAACTGATGCAAGACAAAATGAAATATTAGATGTTATTAGTTATAATACAAATCTTGCAAAAGCTTTGGCAGATAAGAATAAAATATCTTGGAGATATCTTGTTGATTCATTTGGTTTAGGTCTTGTTCCATCAGAAGGATTCGGTTCAAAACAACAATTGGTTGACCTTTGTGGAAAGAAACTTAACTGTTTAGGATTTATTTCAATGCCAAGTGCTAAAATATTTAGAGAATCAACAAATCCATCTTTTGTTAACGATGATGGTACATTGAACTTAGAATATGTTAAAAACGGTGCAGATGATAGTAAAAATCCAGATTTTTATTACCAATTCGGTCAACAACATGGTGAAATTGATGGTAGAAGTTGTGTAGGTTATTTCTTCCCATATATTAGAATATACGACAATGGTATTCCAAAATGGGTTCCACCTGCTGCTTATGCTGCAACAACTTATATGCAAAAATTCGTATCTAATGTTGCTGGTTTAGTTCCTTGGACAATTTGTGCAGGTATTACTAATGGTAGAGTTCAAAATATTACAAAAACTGAAATGGACTTTACTGAAACTGATCAAGAATATTTGTATCAAATGAATGCAAACCCAATATTGTATAAAATCAATAATGGTTATTGTATCAATTCTGAATCATCAGCACAAGTATATCCATATTCATCACTTAGTTTCTTACATTCAAGAGAAGTGTTAATTGAACTTGAAAATAGAATTTATGATATGTTGCTAAAATACCAATGGCAGTTCAACACACCAGAAATTCGTGCAGAAATCAAGTATAGAGCTGATAAAATCTGTAAAGATATATTAGATAATGATGGATTCTACGATTTTTGGAATATTTGTGATGAAACCAACAACACAGATTATGTGATTGATTTACAGATGGGTGTGTTGGATACATATGTTGAAATTGTGAAGGGCATGGGTATTATTATTAATAATATTACAATTATGAAGAAAGGTGATATCAAATCTATGGGATTCAAATAATAGATAAAATAGTTTAATTAAAAAAGGAAGATGAAAATCTTCCTTTTTTTATAAACAAATAAAAATATTTTTATATATAGGAATAAAAGATACATATTAATGTGAATAATATAGAAATAATTAAAAAGGAAAATGGTCCATCAGGAAGAATGTATGTTGAAAAATATGTTAGAAATAATTATTCGGAAATATATGAAGATATTATAAATTATTGTAATATTAATAATTTAACTGATTTGCCATTTAAAGAAAAAGTTTATCATTATGTGAACGATATTAAACATCATATATATTGTGAAAATCCAAATTGTAATAATTTAGTCAAATTTAAAAATTCTACTATTGGTTATTATAAATATTGCTCAATTGCTTGTATAAGTTGTGATCCTAAAATTAAAAAAATAAAAGAAGAAAAATCATATGAAAAATATGGAACTAAAGCACCAGGAATGAATTCTGAAATAATAAAAAAAACAATTAATACAAATATTGAACGATATGGTGGCAATAGTCCAAAAAATAATATAAATGTTATAAAAAAATCAAATATAAAATTTAGAGAAACAAAAAAAAATAATTTAATTCAAAAATATGATAATGTAATATCTGTTGATTATGAAAATAAAAAAATATATTATAAATGCGAAAATAATCATATTTGTGATATGAATTTATATATATTTCAAAATAGAAAAAAATTAAATACAATAATTTGTACAATTTGTAATCCAATAGATTCACATATATCTGGTCAAGAAATATTATTACAACAATTCATTAAAGAACAATATAATGGTGACATATTATTAAATGATAGACACATTGGAAAAGAATTAGATATTTTTTTACCAAAAATAAATATTGCATTTGAATTTAATGGAATCTATTGGCATAATGAATTATATAGATCATCAACATATCATTTAGAGAAAACAGAATTGTGTGAAAAAAATGGAATTAAATTAATTCACATTTATCAAGATGATTGGACATATAAAGAAAATATAGTTAAATCCAGGATTATTAATATTTTAAATTTAACACAAAATAAAATATTTGCAAGAAAATGTGAAATAAAAGAAATAACTGATAATAATTTAATTAGATCATTTTTAAATGAAAATCATATTCAGGGATTTATTGGTTCTCAAGTAAAACTTGGATTATTTTATGATAATGAATTGGTATCATTAATGACATTTGGTAAGCAAAGAAAAAATATGGGAATAAAAAGTGAAATTGATACATTTGAAATGTTAAGATTCTGTAATAAAATAAACACGAATATTGTTGGTGGTGCATCAAAAATATTTAATTATTTTATTAAAAATTATAATCCAAAAGAAATAATAACATATGCTGATAGAAGTTGGAGTAATGGTAATTTATATAAGCAATTAGGATTTGAATTAGTACATAAGACACAGCCAAATTATTATTATATTGTTGATGGAATAAGAAAGAATCGTTTTAATTATAGAAAAGATATTCTAATAAAAGATGGTTTTGATCCAAATAAATCTGAACATGAAATTATGTTAGAAAGAAAAATTTATAGAATTTATGATTCGGGACATTTAAAATTTATTTGGAAATCATTATAATTTTATATTAATCTTCTTTTTTTATTTTATATATAGATTATGAAAATTATTAAAACATTTGAAAATTTTGGTGATTCTACTAAAAAATATGTTATTTGGGAATTAGATGAAAATAATTTACATTTTTATAAAAAAGATAAAATTTTATATATTATATTAGAATTGATAAGTCAGTCAATAAAAGAAATAAAATTCAAAAAAATATATTGTAAAACACATAATAAAATTCATAAATATGATAATATAGAAAAATTACCATTCGAAACAAATGTTGAATATTTTCATCCAAATAAAATAAATAAAAAATTTTTTATTTATCAAACAAATGATTTATCTGATGCATTAGAATATATGGAAATTTATGATAAAGCAAAAAAATATAATCTATGAAACATATTTTTGCTTTTTCTTTACATTTATTTAATTAATTTTTTTATGTGCTTCTTCGTTACGTTTTTTATCAATTTCTTTTAAATCTTCTACTGTTAAATTAAATAATTTCATATATTTTTTAACCAATATACTTGTAAATGAAAATATAACTTGAATTATAAAAAATATTGAAAATATTGCATCTGTTAATGAAAAATTATTAATTTCACCTTCTGTTATAATCGAAATTATTCCCCATAAAATAATAAATGGTATCATAATTCTACCTGCTCTTGCACCATGATATATTTTATTTCCTATTTTTATATAAAAAAGTCCACAATAATTATTAAATAAAAATTCAACAATTTTTTTCATATTTTATTTTTTTTTTATATATATAAAAAAGTAGAATATATAAAAAGTAGTGAACAAAGCATTTTTTAATATACATAAAAATAATCTAAAATATATGCCATTAGCACACTTTAACGTAATAGATTCACATAGAAATATGGGAACCAATTCACGGTCAATTGAAATTATTTGATGTTGATGATAATCTTATTAAAATTTTTTGACCATATATTCTAATTAATTTTTTTATAAACAAATTTTAAATTTCCAGAATCGAATATTCTGTATAATTTGCGATCTAACATAATTTGATGTTCAGTTTTATTTGGATCAAAACCATCTTTGATTAATTTATCTTTTCTAAAATTGAATCTATGATGTCTGATCCCATCTATAATATAGTAATAATTTGGATCAGTTTTTTCAATAAAATCAAATCCAAGTGTTTCATACAGTTTACCTTGACTAAATGACCTATCTGCATATGTTGTAATTTCTGTAGGATTATAATTCTTTATGAAATATTTGAACAATTTTGATGCACCACCAACAACATTGATGTTTAATTTATTACAAAAACGAAGTAATTCATATTCACCTTCGTTAGTTGATTTTTTTCCCATCGCAATTCTGCGATTACCAAAAGTCATTAAACTAATTAATTCGTTATTATAAAATAAACCAATTTTTACTTTCGATCCAACAAATCCTTGGATATGATTATCTTCTAAAAATAATCTAACTAAATTATTATCAATTATTTCTTTTATTTCACATTTTCTGGCAAATATTCTTTCACATTTTCCCAATTTATTATTTATAATTGATTTAACAATATTTTGTTTATATAACCAATCATCTTCGTAAATATGAATTAATTGTATCCCTTGTTGTTCACACAATTCAGTTTTATTTAAGTGATAATTTTTTTCTTTATTTAATTCATTATGCCAATATAATCCATTAAATTCAAATGCTATTTTTAATTCAGGAATATATACATCCAATTCTAATGGTTTGATAATGTTTCTATCATTATGCATATATTTAATATCTTTAAATAGTTCTAAAAATTCATTTTCAGATAAAGATGTGAATTTTGTGTTGCAAATTGTACATAAACTTAATTTTGCTTGCTTTCTATTTTGAAATAATTCTATTGATATATTAAAATTATGATCTTTACCACAATCACATTTAAATGTCATTTTTTTATTTTCGTAATCTAAATTTATTAGATTTTTATATTTTAAAAAATTTTTATCTATTATTGTTTTGTAATATTTATTACGAACATTTATATCTTGTGCAGGATAATATACACCAAGTCTATTAAAATTAGTTTTTTTTGTTTTATCTTTAATGTTTTCAGATTGGGATGGTCGTTTGAATCCATATTTAATTAAATTTGTATTATTTGTTTTTTCTTTTATTATATCTGATTTTTGTAAATTGTCAACACCATATTTATTCAATAATGTTTTTTTTGTTTTTTCAATTACTTTTATGTCCTTATGTGTACATTTTTGACTACAATGGTTAGAATATCCTTTATTAAAATTTATCATTTTTAATGGGTTTCCACATTCACATAATTGTATATTTGTTATATTATGATAATAATGATACATTTTTTCTTTAAATGATAAATTATCTAAATTATTAATATTACAGAAATCTAATATTTTAATATATAGTGATTTATAATATTTTTTAATATACTGTTCTTTAAATATTTTTCCTGATTTATCATTTAGTTCTAATAATTTTTCGATGTCCATAGTGTAGTAACAATTATTTTTTCTTAATACGTATATATAAATATTTTTTATTAGTTTTTTTATTTTTTTATAAAAACCTTAATAAATGCACATAAATTGAATATTTAACTTTTTTATTTAGGAACAAAGCATTTTTTAATATATACAGAAAAATAATCTGAAATATATGCCATTAGCACACTTTAACGTAATAGATTCACATAGAGAAAAATGGGAACCAATTCACAAAAATTTGTACGAAGTTACAATTATTTTACCAACTGTACTTCAATCTATTCATCCAAATGCAACACATTTGTTGATGGAAAACACTAAAACAGCTAAGTTTCCAACTTATCCTGATTTACAATCACAAACTCAACGTTTCAAATATTCAACCAGAGTATTTGTTATGATGCCAGCACAAACTCACGTTGATGATTTGTCTATTACATTTAACCTTAATCAAAATGAAGATTATCAAATTTTCTGTTTCAAAATCTTGAAAGATTGGTACGATTTAGGTTGGAATAATGAAACTGGTACATTACACTATAAGAAAAATTTAGTAGGTGATGTTATTATCCATCAACATGACAAAGAAGGTAAAGTTATCAGACGTGTAACATACCATAATGCTATGGTGAAACAATTTAGTGGGGTAGAAGAATTGAATTGGGATGATTCAACAGCAATCCAAGAATTAACAGTAAACTTCGTAGCTGATTACTGGGAAGATTTCTATTACTAATTGATTAACAACATTTTATCAAAAATATAGGTGTCTTTGATACCTATATTTTTTTAATATTTTGATTATTGGGAAGATTTTTTAAAAATATGGAAAAAATATGGAAAAAATATGTAGAATTTGTGGTGAAATTAAAAATTTAAATGATTTTCATAAAAAATGTGATACAAAAGATGGACATAGAACCGAATGTAAAACATGTATAAAAGAAATACAAAAAAAATATAAAGAAGCTGATGATTTTAAAGAAAAACGAATAGAATATGATAAAGTTCGTTATAATGAAAAAAGGGAAGAAATATTAGAACACAAAAAAGAATATCACATTGAAAATCGGGAAAAAATTTTAAAAGAAAAAAAGGATTATAGAAAAAAACCAGAAAATATTGAACGAGCAAAAAAATACAGTAAATATTATAGAACCGAATGTAAAGAAAATTTTTATAAATATAGAAATGAAAATCCACATATAATTGCGTGGAGATCAATATTATATTCTACCCTTAATCGGTTAGATACAAAAAAACAAGGACACACTATTGATATGCTAGGTTATTCGGCATTAGAATTAAAAGAACATATAGAATCACAATTTACAACAGGTATGACTTGGGATAATTATGGTGAATGGCAAATTGATCATATTATTGGGGTGATTAATTTTGATAAAAATACAGATGTTAGTGTTGTATGTGCTTTAAGCAACTTACGTCCATTATGGATGACAACAAGGACAATAGATGGAATTGTATATGATGGTAATTTAAATAGACAAAAATTTAAATAATATAATTAATATATAGTTTTATGAAATATATTAATTTATTTGAAAAATATTTAGATGATGAAATATCAGATAAGGTTTCTGATTTTTATGACTTGAAACAAAAAATAAAAAGACTAGAATCCGAATTAAAAAGTGCAAAAAATAAATATGCTGAATTAGAAGATGAATTGCAACCAATAATAGAAAGTTTAAAAGATACTGATGAAAGATTATTAATAACTAAAAGATATATTATTAAAATTAAAACTTTTGGATATAATAAGACTAACTATTCATATAAAACAGCATTTGAACTAGCATTATCAAAAGTAAATCAAGCAACAAAAAATATTTTAATTGAAGCGTTAAATACGACAAAAACAATAAATAACATTAAAGCTAAATATTTAATAAAAAGGCATTATGAATCTAATATATTTGATGCAATAAAAAATAAAATAATGAAATTTATTAATATTTTTAACAATGAAATTAAAAATATTGATTCAAATAATGCAAAGTTAGAAAACATATTATCTAAAATTCATTGAACCAAGTTAATCAAAAAAAAGGACTTTTAAAAATTTAAAAGTCCTTTTTTATAATATGAATTTAATTCGTTTTTAAACGTTTTTATTGTATCTTCAGTTGTATGAGAAACTTCATATTTTTTAATCCAATAATTTAAATAAGCATCAATAATATGTTTTGAATTATCATCACAAAAATGATAATTATAAAAATCACAATAAAAATTTATTCTATATTATTCATATTAGAATTATTCTAAAATATAATTGTCATCAATTATTTCAATTGTTTCAATTGTTTCATCATTATTTTTAAGATATATAATATTATCTGACCACAGTTGATTTCTATCAACTATTAATGATAAATTTGCAAAAATTCCAATCTTATAAAAATCTTGGTTTAATTCTGGACTAATACATGATGATTTCAAATCATACAATAAAGAATCTTGTAAAAATGATGCTATATTACAATTAGTTACTAAACGATTTGAATTATTATTTTCATTTATAATATTATTTAATTCTGAAAATAAATATTGAAAAGCTTCTGTATTTTTAGTTTGTGTAATTTTTATTGTTTTCATTTTTTATTTATTTATATTTGGATTAATTGGATTATAATCACCATTGTTACCTATTGCTGATTTTATTTGGGTATTTTTGAATACTAAATATGATTGTTCACCAACATCTTCTGATATATTATTATATATTATACCATCATATTTTAACGTATCTGTTAGAAGTTGAATAATATCTTCCAATATTTCATTTTTAGTTTTATCTTGTTCATTTATTGGAAGTTTTAACATATCATCATATCTTTTAATAAATTCTGTATTTTTATCTAGGATATTTACGTTTATTAATTCAGATACAATTTCATCGACATCATTCCATATACCAATATCATCCATATATATTGGATTTTCTATTTTTAGATATACTGGTATTATTGATTCGTTGATTAATTTTTGTTCTTTGAATTTATATTTTAATCTATTATGTGCTGATATAATAGTACCAAAATGATAACCCAATTCTTTATTTTCAAAATTATCAAAATCTTTATTAGTACTATGGTAGCATATTAAAGGATTACCATTATTATCTACAACTTTTGAATCACCAAACCATTTCCAAAAGTTTTCATTCCAAAAGTTTTCATATGATCTAATTCTTTTATATTCTTTCATATTCATATTTGAATATTATTTTCTGAACAACATCCTATGCTACCTGGTTTACACTTGATTGATGAAGAAACAAAGCCGATACCATTCGTAACATCGTTATTATATGATGATACATTTTTCCCCATATCATTTAATGTTTTGATAGTATCATCTATTGGATTACCAAATATGAATACACTTTTAATAAATTCACCTAAGTGTGCTAAAGTTAATCCTTCTGTATCATCGACAACTTTCTTGATGAATTTATCGCCTCCTCTTTCTTTTATATCTTCAGGTAATATTTTATGTTCAAAATAATATTTTCTAACATTATTATTTGGCAATCCGATATAATATCTTTTATCGAAACGTGAAGGTCTGTTTAATATACGTTCTTTAAGTTTTTCAGGATAATTTGTACAACCAATATTTACAACGTTTTCTGATTGGTTCATACCATCTAATATATTAAGTAATGTAGTTTCGACATCTGGATTTCTTGTTAGTCCATCTAAATCTTCAAAAATTACTAATACTGGTGTATCGGGTTGGATTGCTCTAAAACAGGTTGACATAGCTTCTAAATAAAGTGATAGTGCATCTGAATTGTTTACATTAAGCACAATACCACCTTTATCTATAACTTGTTTTGATAATAATGCTGTTAGTGAACTTTTACCACATCCTGCTTTGCCGTGTAATAATATACCACGTTTATATGTGAATTTGTATTTTTGAAACAATTTTTTATTATTCCAAAAATATTCAATATCATTTAATATTTCATTAAAAATTGGATTTGGTAATTCTATTAATTCATCTAATACTAAATTTTCTTTAACGAACATAAAACGATTATATTCACTATTCCATTTTATTTGATATTTTCCTGGTAATAATTTTGGAATAGTAATAAGTTCCAATGATGGAATATATTGATTATTTGAATCAACAATCCAATATGAATATTCTTTATTAGATTTAATGGGTGAATTTGCGTCTTCTATTGTTTGTTTTATTTTTTTAGGGTAATCTACTGTTATATCAGACAGATTAATAACATCTTTCATATTATTCGTTTCAATTTTGTCTTTCATATTATTTATTTTTAAATTTTATTTTATTTTTATTAATAAATATTTGAAAAGTTTTAAAAAAATAATATCTTTGTATCGAATTAAAAAATATTAATTATGAAAAATTTAGCCATATTAAGTTCGAATTTGTTGGATTTACACTAGTTTAAATGTATGAAAAAATATGCAATCTTAGTATGCTTTACTTTGTTTACAATGCAAAGTATTGCAGGACATATTACTAAATTTGATAATAGTAGTTGTTGTTTTACATCTGAACCATATAATGTCTATTTTAAAGATAAGACAGAAGATTTCTTTTCAAAACCATTAGTCAACTTAGTTTATAATTGGCAATTTGGTGATGGTTTGACAAGTACTGAAGTTAATCCGATACATAGATATAAAATATGCAATAAGTATTTAGTTGGTTTACAAGTTACAGATACATTAACTAATTTTGTAAGCGAATATAAAAAATTAATTAATATTCAGCATATCAAAGATACTTGCATATATGTTAAGATAGATATTGACACTATACAAGTTATTGACACTATACAAGTTATTGACACTATACAAGTTATTGACACTATACAAGTTATTGACACTATACAAGTTATTGACACTATCCAAGTTATTGATATTATACAATTTATTGACACTATCCAAGTTATTGATATTATACAATTTATTGACACTATCCAAGTTATTGATACCATATATGTATCAGTCAAATCAATGTTTGTTGATAACCGAATATATGATTTATATACAGTTACAGGTATGTTTATTATGCGAATATCAGATCAATCATATTTTGGAATGTTAATGCCTGGTATGTACATATTAGTTGATACTAAAAATCGAAAGTATGTCAAACGCCTTTTGATTCATTAAGTGTTAAAAATTAACAATTTAATAACGTTATATGTTAAACAACATATAACTTTTTTTATATATAGATAAAAATAAAAATTAAAAATTATGAAGAAAAAATTAGTTTATGGATTTTTGTTTATCGTTGTACTATTTACATTAATTGGAATGATAGATGTTAGTAACGGCAAAACAAAAGAAAAAATTGTGACACAGACAGAAATTGTGTTGGACACAATAAATACGGTGATGCTACCAGAAGTAGTAATAATCGGTAAAAAGGGGAATTAATATTAAAAAAATTAATTCTCTTTTTTTATTTGTTTATATTAAAAAAATGTGTACATTTGTATAGGGGAATAACTAAAAATTATGTGATATGAAAACGGGGAGAAAGAATAAAATTAAGCAGATATTATATTTATATTTTCTGCTTGGGATAAGTTCAAATTTTGCAATTTTTGCAATTACTTTATTGGAATTTTTAATTATTAATTATATAGTATTTGGGTTTCAATTTCAAATGATACCACAATTATTATTGATACATTTTTTATTATATATTTTTGTTTTTAGAAAATTTCAAAATGATAAGTCTAGACAAAAAATATATTCAATAATACGTTTTATAAAAAAGAAAACGGAAAAAAAATTATCCGTTTTACTTTTACTTTTTTTGATTTGTCAACTTTATTTTTTTTGATCTGCCATCCAATTTAAATATGCACCAACAATAACACCAATACAAACAAATACTGTAGCTAATGCTGGTCCACTCAAAGGACTTGATGGAAAGTTATATGCAGATCCAGCAACTGGATATACCGCATTTGATATAGCTAATCCCAAATTAATAATTGTTCCAAAAATTGAACCCCATCCTAATGATCTTAGTAAAACTTTTTTAGGTTCAATAGAAACAGCTTCTTGTATAGAATCACCTGCAGCAATTTGATTGTATGTTCCATTAGGATCATCAACAATAGTTTGTAATTTCATTTTTTCATTTTCTGGTAAATTGCCAATAGCATCAACTATTTGTTGTACTTTAGGATCATCTGGATTATTTTTAACATAATCTAATCCTTGATTAAAGTAAGATGCAATTTTACTACCTTTTATTTTGGATTTAATTGCATTAAATCCATCTTGAAATATATTTTCATTTAATTCAATTGAAAATGTTTCGAATTTTTGTAAATGTTTCATATTTATTTTTATTTTTTTATTTTTTATTATATATTAATATTTTTTTCCATATTTTTGAAAAAAAGGTAAGATAATGATATTATTATTTTATTAATTTTAATTTTTCTATTTTTGTTAATTGTTTTATACGATATTCTTCTTTACTCGCTTCTGAACGATTTTCAAATTCTTTTTTATATACACAAGTAACAGGCAATCTTTTTCCCCTTAATGCCTTAGAACCTTTACCTTTATTGTGTGTATTAATTCGTTTATCAATATTATTAGTTATACCACAATATAATATTTCTTTATCATTAGATTCAACAATATAAACAAACCATTTTTTAACGTTGTTTATCATCTATATCAAATGCTTTTAATTTACCATCTTTTGAATATCCCATATTTTCTGGTCTAATATCAGAAGCTTCTATACCTAAATATCTGTAAGCTCTAATAATATCATCTAAATCATTCATAAATGATTGTAATTCATCAGATATTTCTATTTCTTCGGTATCTAAATGATCAATATATTGAATTGGTAAATTTTGTTCATCTAAATAATTTTGTAATTCATAATATAAATCTTCAATATGTGAATCTTCTTCTAATTCTTCTAATATTATTAACATTTGACCATTAATAATATCTGTTTTATAAATTTTAGCAATTGAATTTAATACTGGAATATCTTTACCTTCCATTTGTTTTGCTAAATTAAATTCATTTTTAGATGATGTTTTCTTTAGAACTCTACCATCACCTATTGAATGAGCTTCACCAAAATCACCTCGACCCAAATAATTTAAATTATCGGGATTAATATTGTTTTCGGAATAAAAATCATTTATAGTTTTTTTATTTTCTTCAAATGTTTTTAAATATTTCACTTTAGTATTTTTATTTTTTGTTTATATATTAAAAATATTTTTATAATTGAAAAAAAAGTTTTATCTTTGCGAATAAATATTAAATTATCATTAAAATAATACTAATATGGAAAAAATAATTAAAAAATTAGAAGAATATGGTTTTTATTCTGATAGAATGATTTGTGGTAGTAAATCAGCATATCATGATATGAAACCAAATAATTTTGTAATATTTAATGCCAATATATTTGTTGAAAATTTTGGTAAAATTTGGTGGGGTGATTTAGATTTAACTAAAGATCAAGAAAAATTAAAAAAAGTTGCATCTGAAACCAATTCTGTTTTATATGTTTTATATGAAATGGATGGTAGATTTGATAATGAAAATACACAAGAATTTAAAAATAATTATGCTTGGAATACTGAAACAGGATTAAGTGAAAAAATGAAGAAATATTTTAATGATGATTTATTATTAACTATACAACTATGAAAGCAAAAGTAACTATATCAAAAGAAATAGATTTTGATGAAATAGTAATAGAAAACTATACATTATCTGAAATTCTACATATTATAGAAGTGTATACAACTAAATGTTTGCAAGATATTTCAATTGAACGACAAAAAGAAATCCAAAATTTAACTGATATAGATGCACCACTATATCACATTTTAAATCTTATTGAACGAATACAAGGACTAAAAATATAATAAAATGAAATTAAAAGAACAAGAAACAGTAAATGAATTACTAAATGTAATTAATATTTTAAGGACTGAAAATGAAAAATTCAGGGAAGATGTAAAATTGCAAGTTGATGCAATAAATACTAAAACTGAAAAGAAGCATATACCAATAGCATTAGAACAGGATATATTAAGAACTGCTCAATTGGCGATTAATGATAGTATTCAAAAAGTATTGACTGAATACAATTCACCGTTAAAAAAATTGGTTAATGAAGTTGTTAATGAAAATACTATATTTTTAAAACAATTAATATCTGATAGTTTTAATATAGTAATTAGAAGTGAAGATTTTAAAATTTCAATTATCAATGCTTTTTCGCATAAAATTGCAAGAAATATAATATCGAATAATGATGGATTATTTGATAAAGTATCTAATGAATTAAAAAAAGATGCGTTATTTAAATCAAAAATGGTATTAGCTGTTGGAAATGTTGTTGAAGAATGTTTAAAAGAACGTAAGTAAAAAATATTTTTAAATATTTTTTTAAATATAAATCTTTATATATAATAAAATATGAAAAAAATTTTAAAATTAAATGAATATAATAATTATACATCTTTATCCGAAGATGAATTATTAGAAATGGCAAATATTACTGATACTAAAACTGGAATAAAAAATGTTGTATTGTGGATTGGACCAAATCATGGATATAGAATTAAAGTTAGTAATTTACCGAATTCTTTTAAACCTAATAATTGTTTTACTATAACAATACCAGATTATAATGTGATTGGTGATATTAATACAAAATTAATTACGACTGAAGTATTTAATGATATTATTAAATTTATTGAATTGAATATTGATTTAATTTGTAAATATTCTGAATATGAAACATCAACAGAATATTTATTAGATAATATAAAATCTATTTAACAATTACAAAATAAATGTTATGAATAAAATAAGGATAGATGACATTCAAAAATATTTACATAATATAATTGAACCACTTCTCAAAAAACGAACAATTTCTACATATACAACAGCACAAGAAACTGACATTCTTGTATATATAGAAACTGAATTAAGCTGTTTAGGTTATATCAACGAAAAAGATTATTATAAGAAATGTAACAAAAAAATACCAGAAGATATTAGTGAATTATATGTAGATCAAGCACCATACAATAGTACATATGGTGATAGAAATTTTTTTTCTACATATTTAGAATTAGGATTAAAAAGAATTGATAATTTTTTTTCAACTGAAATACAATTGGGTTCTGAATCTAAATATACAAAAGATGAATTAACAAAAATGATTAGAAGAAATCCACATCTACATAATTTGATAAAAGAAAATTTATTAGATAATTTAGAAAAATATAAGTAAGAATAAAAAAGCCAATTATATTGGCTTTTTTATATAAACTAAAAACAAAATTGATTATAGATATTTTGTTTTTTATTTTTATCTTTGCAGAAAAACAAGTTTAATATGAAATTTACGACTAAGCTCAACGAATATTTAAATCAACGTGAAAATGATTTAATGATAGAAATGGCACGAATAAATGATAAGAAACAATTTCCTTATGATGTATTTGTATATGGTGGTAATTCTTATGGTGGTAGAATTGAACATGGTGAACCACATTTTCATTTTAGTGATAATATTAAAAATCCAAAAAAATTTAAATTAACTATATTGATACCGACAAATAAAGAATGGAATAGCATTAAAGATTTAATTATTATATCAGAAGATAGTTCACAAAATAGTTGGAATGGTTTAAAGAAAGAAAAAGAAAGATTAATAATTTGGTTAGATCAATATAACAAAGATTTTGAACTATTCACTAATATTGAAACGATTAAACGTTTTTGGAATTCTTTAAATTCTGATAATAATAACGTAAAACAAATAATAGATTAAATTATATTTTTAATTTTTCTTTTAATATATTTAAAATAAATGTTTGATTTTCTAAATCTTTAAATATATTATCAATTTTTTCACTATCTATAAAATATAAGATTTCTTCACCATCATCATGATTTATTATAATATATCCATCTTCGAATTCTTTGAAGAAATCTATTTCTGCTTGTCCTGATTCAACATATGTTTGATTACATATTTTTAAATACTGTGATTTTAAATCATTTAAATTTTCTAAGTTATATACAATATTACTATTTTTAGTGAAAAAAATATATTTTTCTTGTTTCATTTTATTTTTTTCATATATATATTGATATTTCAAAATTTATTCTTATCTTTGTAGTGAATTTAAAACAACAATTAATTATGAGAACTACTTATTGGACAAAAGAAAGATGTCAAGAAGAAGCATTAAAATATTCTTCACGTTCTGAATTTGAAAGAAAATCTGGATCAGCATACATTGCATCTTTAAGAAATAAATGGATAGATGAAGTTTGTAATCATATGAATACAAAAATTCATCATTGGACAAAGGAAAGATGTCAAGAAGAAGCATCAAAATATAAAAGGCGTGTTGAATTTATCAAGAATTCAAATAGTGCATATCAAAAAGCACTTAGATGTGGATGGCTTGATGAAATTTGTTCACATATGATTGAATATCATCGTAAACCAAAAAAATATTGGACAAAAGAAAGATGTCAAGAAGAAGCATTAAAATATGATATTCGTAGTAATTTTCAAAAAGGAATTCCCGTAGCATATCAAACAGCACTTAATAAAGGATGGCTTAATGATATTTGCTCACATATGCGGAAGATTATACACAGTAATTGGACAAAGAGTGAATGTCATTTTGAAGCATTAAAATATTATAATCGTTTTGGTTTTCAAAAAGGATCAATATCAGCATATCAAAAAGCACTTAAATGTGGATGGCTTAATGATATTTGTTCACATATGGTTATAGTTAAATAAATTTTGTTTATTTGAAATAAAGGTATTACCTTTGACTCATAAATTAATAACAACAACATTAAAAGTTAAAACATATGAAAGCGGAATTAAAAAATCTTTATGAAAGCATAATCCAGGATATGATTGTCGATGGTATTGATGGTATGACACCAGAAATAAAAAAATTAATTCAGAAAGCGCCTGTTGAAAAACGAAGGTCGATGATTTTAACTATTCTTGAAGAAAATAATGTTGAACATCGTTTACTATGTAATAAAATACAGAAAGCTATTAATGTTGATGATTATAGTGAAATGAATCACATTAAAGATGTGGTTTCTATGCTCCGAGAATATGTTAAAGTATCAAAAACTGAAGTTAAAGAATTTGGTGAAGTAATGACACCAATTACTTTGGTTGAAGAAATGCTTGACACACTACCATATGAAGTA